TGTATATCATAAATGTTTTTTAGGTCCTACCCGGAATCGAACCGAGGATGCAAGATTCAAAGTCTCGAGTGATAACCGCTTCACCATAGAACCACCAATTAATATATGCTAAATAAAGTTTATATCTTTTATTGCAAAACAGCGTATTGATTGTTGTACCACTTCAAATCTTCTGGTTTAGGACCACTCTTTATGTTTTTCTCTAATCCATCCACTTTTTCTGTTAACTTCTTCTCAATGCTGTCAACCTTATCTACCAATTTTTTCATTTCCTCCATTAATTTCGAATCAATCATGGTTTGCGTTACGGCAGCTTGTTTCGGTGCTTCCGGAACAGTTGCTACATTTGCCTGTGTTTTTGCAACTGCTTGTTCTACCTGTTTTGTAATTTTATTTTCTACTTTATCAATCTTTTCTACTAAAGCTGGTGCTTGTAAACTACGAGTACGTAGTTCACTTAATAGCTTCTCACCTTCTTCGTGCATTCTACGATAGCGATCAACTCGACCGGCACATTCATCACGAACCTTGGCAATTTGTCCATCCATGTCTAACCGGATTTTATCACTGTTTTGCTTTTCAGATTCAATGTTGTCTCTTAGTTTTTCGAGTTCCTCCTTGTAACGATTGGCAACACTGCGCTCCTCTTGAATCTTGTTTTGGAAATATTGATATTTCTCAGCGTTACTTGATTTCGATTCTGAAACACGTTGTTCGCGTTCTTCTAGAGCCTTTTGTTGTGATTCTAATTTTAATTCACGTTTTCGCGCTTCCTCTTCGCGAGAGGAAACTGAACTACGAATCCCTTGATTTTCATTCCATAGCTTTAAGATACGTTCATTGCAACGCTTGCGCAATACTGCGATTTCATCTGCTAAATACTTGTTCTTAAAAGAGTAATCGCTGATTTTTTGTTTAGCAGTCTCATACTTGGACTCGAGTGCCTTTAATTGTATATCAATCATCTTCTTTTCACCTTCTAAGGTTTTACGAAGTTGTCTTAGATATTGAGCATCTTCTTCTGGACGATCCGATGGCTTCACTTGAGCCAATGCTGCAGCTGGTTTTTCGATCATTTGCTTTGATTGTTCTACTAATTCCTTTTTAGATGCTTCTAAAGACTGTTTCTCTGCAACAATCTTTTTTTGATTGGACTCCATCTTTGCTTGATTCTCTACCATTTTTTGAATGTCTTTTTGGGGTCCATTAGCCGGTAACATAGGAGCAGAGATTTTATACTTTTTATTAATATCGGATAAGTTCTTTTCTCCGCGTTCAATCATACCAATATCGGCGTATACTTCCTTTACCCATGCAACTTCAGTTGGATTCGAAGCACCTAATACATCCATAGCTTTACGACAAGCTTGTTTAATTTCCTCGTATTTCATTTTGTTATCAGTTTGCATGTTACTATCTAGAGAGTTAACCAAAAGATTAATATTATGAATAACTTTTTGGGCGGGACTGCATTCTACTCGTGGAACAGCGCCACCATCAAACTTTTCAATGTTAAATTTATGAATGCATTGAGAGTGTAAATTTTGCAATTTATTTAACTCGTCTTTTAGTTTGGCAAGTTCTCCTGAGTTCGCTTTTCTTACATCTAAATCAATCGGTAAACTCGATTTTAAAACATACTTATTAATTTCTGGGTGTCTTGTAATATCCGTAGATGAAATAGCAGGCATCTCTGAACGGGCAATCGAATCTTTCAATTGCTTTAGTAAATCTAAATATTTAGGATCCTTGGTTACATCAATGTTCTTGCTACTTACCTTACATTTCTTATACGCTGCCACTAATTTCTTGTATTCATCATTTTGAGTTACATCTGCAATCACAGCTGTCTTCATACGTAACTTTTGTAATTCAGCTTTTTCTTGATCACTTGTTGTACACTTCGATCGTAAGACTTCATCTAATTTTGACTTAGGAATAACTTGTTTCATCAGTTCTGCATATTGACGGTGATTACGAATGTCAAATTGGTCTTTAGGTAATGCACTGGCTTCTGAACCATCAGCAAATGTTTCGATTTTAAAGTTTTGTAAACATTGTTCAGAACTCATGTTATTATCTATACTATTGTTTACATTATTTTTAGATGAACATTTTCTGTATAATACAGGATCCGTACCAGGAATAGGCTCACCGTACTGAGCAATCGTGCGCTGTACAATTTGTCTTACCAGAGCTCTAAATTTAGGATGTTCCTGAATGTTCAGTTCACCTAGTAATTCACAATTAGTTGGGCATTTCACATAGCCTGTTGCTGTTTTTCTACCGTAAGCTTGGATTGTTCTACGTTGAACCTCTTTCACTAGTTTTTTATAATCAGCATGTTTCTTAATGTCTCCAAATTGTTCCTTGGCAATTTCAAATACATATTGAACCATACGTTGATAATCCTTGTGTTTACGAATATCCATATCATTAAACAATGTGCATTTCGGGCAATTGTCTTTCTTCTCGCACTTATATTCGTGCTGCATTTTAGTTTGAATATCCGATATCAATTGCTTGTATTGTTTATGACGACGAATATCATAGGGGCTGAGATTTTCTACATCAGTAATGATGATCTTGTCTTCCGAACCAGACTCAAAACCTTCTTTAATATCTTTGATAACTACATTTCCGGCACTAAAATTGGCTTGACAGATTTGCAATTGATTTTGTAATTCTTTTATTTCTTGCTCGGTAGTTAATTTCTTTTTCTCAAGCTTCTGCTTCTTTTCTGGTTTCTTTTCTTTCTTAGGGGATCCAGATTCTAACCCTTTTAGTTCATTCTGAATGTCCACTAATTTTTTCTCTTTATCAGAGAGATCTTTATTGATTTTATCCATGCCCTCTACAAGTTTTTGTAATAATTGATGATCGGTCATTCCATCCTGTTTGACTTTATCTTTTACATCATTACTTACTTTTCCCTTTCCTTTTTTAGATTCTTCTTTTTCATCAGAAATAGGTTGACACTTCTCATCGAGTTTTGGCTTAGAGGTTTTCTTTTGATCTGTCATTGTCCTATTATTACCTTCGATTATTTCTTCAGTGTTTCCTGTATTTTTTTCTCTTTTATATTTTCGTTCTGCTTCCTCCATTCGATCCATAATTTCACGATACTTCGTTTCATATGTTTTTGCATCGATTTCTGACTTATGTACCTTCATTTTCAGTTGATTAATCGTTTCTTTGTCTTTTTCTAACGCCATTTCATATTCATAATAGCTAATTTTCTTACATTCGCGATTATATAACTTCAGATATCTCTCTCTTTCCAGTATATTCATCATTGTTTCTGATTTAACCTTATAGTCTTGACATTTGTCTTTTAATCCTACACTACCGCTAAATGAAACACGCATAGAAGGCCAACTTTGAAAACTCACTGGATAGATTCTTATTTTATTTGTAAGAATATCAACATCATTCGTTTTTACCGTATTCATGTCTCGATTTCCTTCTAGGCGACCTCCATATTGGCGCCATTTATTATGATAAATATCAAAGTATTCGATTCGATACTCTGTTGTCCATTGTGGATCATCTCCTCTTCCCCTTGTATGCACTTTTTGAATTTGGTAAAGTTTATCAAAATCAGCTTCTAGATAATATTCATCTCTTTTATCTTTTAATGCACACCATCCTTGTATGGCATTCAATCCAACTTCTTTTACACTACATGTGGGATGGGTTCCATTACTACGAAACTCTTTTACTTCCACATTTCCACTGCTAACCTGTAAAACTTTAATAGAGACAGCTGGTAAAAATAGAGTGCATCGATTAGTACTACTATTACTAGAAGAGTTGATTTCAAATCCAACCTGTTTTGCTTTATCTGTGTGTAGGAATTCCCAACGAAATTGTTTCCATCCTTTTTCTTTCGTAACATGTTTCCATTCTCCTGACCAACTTCCTGCATACGGACGAATGGTAGCGCTATCAGAATATGCCCATATGGAGATATCATAATATTGATTTTCTAGGAGTTCTAAAGAGGTATATAATTTAGATCCTTCTTTTGGAGTAAAAGAAATCGTATTGCCGCCTAATTTGTTCGGTGGACATTCTTCATTCTTTCGATAGGAACTAACTGCTTCATTTGTCCATTCATCAATAGATTTTACTAGATTATTCGGTAACGTGGTGGTGGCGCGATCTTCCTTGCATGTTTTTTCTGGGTTGGTTTGTTTCAATTGTTTGGTGATATCTGTAGGAGATAAGGATTTATTGGTATATTCTACATTGGCTAATTCACCATCAAAACCACCAGCAAGACTCAGGAAAAAATCACCTCCATGAACAGGTGTTCCTTTAAAGGTAAATGTTTCTGATACTTGACCATCTACATAGAATTTTAATTCTTTATCGGAATAGACTAATCCTAAATAATACCATCGATCTGGTTCAAATGTAAATTTTGTAGCACCAATCCCCTCATTTTTAGTATTAGTGGTATCACATCGGATATGAAACTTTTGTTCTGATGGAGTAATCCACATACCTGGACCCCTTTCACTCATATCTTTATTTCCGCGATTAAAAATATTCTTCCATTCTCCTTTCTTATAATTCATACCACGAGATCGAAACCAAAAGGTATACGTACAATTAGTACGATTCGATTTGATTACATTTCCTAGGTTTCTTTCCTGTTTGCCCTGAGTAATACCTTTTGATAACATGTTTTTTACAATAGATACGGAAACTTTTTCAGTGTACCATTGAAAGCTTTTACCTTCCCCTTTTTTTGCGACAACTACTAGGGCATCTTCAGATGTATTGTCTCCTTCAATATGTAATGCCATGTCTCCATTTGTGATGTATCCATTGGAATCAATTATCCAAGTTTGTTTCTTTTTGGAATCGAGAGGTTCTAGTACAACTTTAGAACCATCATTTGAAATAGTAATGTATTTACTATTAAACACACTTTTGATTTTACCACCTTCATTAATCCATAATTGAGGTTCATAATCGTTTCCTTTTTTAGAATTTAGTGTTAGAGAAGTATCAATCGATCCTTTATATAGCTGAAGAGTTTTGTCATTAAGTTTACTGTGAATTCTGATATATTCGATGGATTCAGTTGATTCGAAATGTTCCTTATAGGATGTTTTACCTAGATACAACACCACACCGATGAGTATGATCCAGATGATGTATTGATACATAGTTATTTTAATAAGAGAAAATAATCCAAACGGTCTTTCTTTTTCCTACCTCCCTAGAAACGCCTAGCTAGAGTTAAATTGACCCGCTCCTCGTCGGTCTAGACAATCCACCGAATACAAGAGATGTCCTCCTGTTCCACCTGCTACATTTGCCTTGGGTCCGATTCCAAGAAGCCTTTTGTCCAGAATACTGGCTGCCATTGCAAAGGTAGTGTCTCGATCCATGCCTCTTGCTTCAAGAAATGGCTTGCCTCTACAGATAATCCTCTGTGTTGCTCGGTCTGCAAGTCGAACTACGCGGGTTCCTTCCTTCGACGATTCATGACAGCCCATGAAATTCTTTTTGCCGGAGAAGAGCAAAATGAGGATGAGGATTTTGAAGACATGTTCTACGAAGAACATGTTATTCATGGTGTTCCCGTGTTGGTTGATGAAGAGGGATATATTTACTTCGACAGTGCTCACCACGAGTCCATCTTTAACCATTCAGACAAAATGCAACTGAAGGCAACTCGACAACAATCCATGCAACACTCCAAACGCCAACCTCAGCGCCATTTCGCGCATCAACGTCGGGTGATCCGCGGATATAACTCTCGTAAACGATAAAAATCTAAAAATAAAATATTATATCATATCATACATGAAGATAGAATACGGTGTCCAGAATCGTTTGATCGATACTACTTTGATATGCTTCACTACTTTGAATCAAAATGGCATCATAACGATACCTGCAAATGACCATATACGAACAACTTATTTTACCGATCCAGTACCAAATGTGGTTAAGAAAATAGTGATTACAAATGAAGATGGAAACGTAACAGAATATGATGATAAAACTATGATTCGAATTAATTTAGAGAATAATGAAATCGAAAGCGTAACGCCATCTGATATTGAAACAACATTATTAAACATACAAAATAATCTTATACTTAAATATGGTACATTTGAAGAGGAAGGACCGGAACAAAGAATGGCTATTCGATATCTAACCGGAAATGAAAAGGTTCTTGAGATTGGTGGAAACATTGGAAGAAATTCCCTTATTATAGCATCCTTATTAGCTAAAAAATATAATACTGACTTTGTAACATTAGAATGTGATACAAAGATAGCAGAACAATTACGTGAAAACAGGGATAACAATGGATTTCTTTTTTCTATTGAAACATCTGCTCTTTCTAAAAGAAACTTAATTCAAAGAGGCTGGACTACAATAGAAAGCAATGAAATTTTACCTGGGTATAAACCGGTCCAAACAATTACATTAGAACAACTGCAATTAAAATATAACATTGTTTTTGATACTCTTATCTTAGATTGCGAAGGAGCTTTTTATTATATTTTAATGGATATGCCGGAAATATTAGATTCAATCCAAACTATCATTGTTGAAAATGATTATACTAAAAAAAGTCATAAAAAATATGTCGATGGTATTTTACAAAAAAATAAATTTATGGTTCATTATAGGGAATCCGGTGGTTGGGGTCCTAATACATCATGTTTCTTTGAAGTATGGAAAAAAACAAATTAACCAGAATCAGATACCCGATCGATCTTACCATTTTCATAAATAATACAATCACCCGTTTGTTCCTCTAATAAGACATAACGACCATCTAGATGGAAAGATGGCACATTCTCTGTAAACCATTGAATCATCTCTAATTCTGTCGTTTTGCTATAAACAGTGAACGTTTTTTGGGTTGATACTAATCGAAAGGTACTCATGTTTATGATAAATATGAAAAGATAATCTTAAATCTTTTCTTTTTTATATAATACTAGAATAAGAATGTCTTTATTGACAAAAGCCATCAAAGAACAAGAAAAATATGAATCCCTAGAAAAAGATGTAACTTTACTTCGAACTCTATTTGTAGATTTAGATCATATCATAACAAATCAACACGGACAATTGGATAGTCTAGAAAACCATATCGTTTCCGCGAAAGAAGAAATTCTTACCGCGCAAAGAGATATTGTAGTCGCAAACCAAATTGCGCATACTGGACCACTTGGTACTGTAACTAATTTGACTGCTGGGATGGTTGGTGCAGGAATTGGTGCTATTGTTTATTTATACAATCCGTATTTAGCAATTGGAAGTATTCTTATCGGTGGATATACCGGTTGGTCAATTAGTGACGCGGTTCTTTCCCATCAAGCGTTAGAATAGTAATGTTTCCTACAAACTGCTTCGTATACTCCTTCGCTTCCCACTAGTTCCCTCTCTTCCGAAGAAACCATTCGTTTTGAAAAACAAGCATGTGTACCATCACCACACTTTTTACAGAATGCATTTAATTTGGTGAAACGTTCAGCATGGGTAAGTAATCCAACCACCTGCTGAAATGGTTTTAATTGATAATCTCCATCTAATCCACACACGATAACTGTTTTATTATGTCGATTTGCTGAAAGAAGAGTAAACTCCATTAAATCAGGAAAAAATTGTGCCTCTTCAATAAAAACAATCTCAGAGTCTTTGTATTCATCCTTATCTAGGATAGGCATCAAATGAGTTAAGCCTGTCGCATCCATAGTTTCTCGGTTATGAGTAGAAATAGACCCACTATTACTGTATCTATTATCTGCAGAATGAGTTAGAATGATAAGCCTTTTATTCAGTGTTTTGTACATCATGATTTGACGCATAAATTCAGTTGTTTTCCCACTGTACATGCAACCAACGATTAACTCGATTCTACCCATTTTATAGTATTTATCCGTTATGATTTTAAACCCCTTCAATTTCCAAATTGAAACATAAAAAAGAGGTAACTGTACAACCATGAAAATTAGCGTGGAGATTAGTCGTCCAGATGACATCGCATGGCTAGAAGGCATGACAAAAGAACGCCGCCTAGATACACTACGTAATTGTGTTAGCATTGGAAGACTTGCACTAGAACAATATCAAATTCATGTTGATGGTTCAAAACACTTAGAACCACTATTGGAAAAGTTTTGTACAGAAATGACAGAATCAGTAGAACGAACACTGGAAACAGTAACTGATTCTGTTCAAAGTATTAATCAAACCAAACAAGAACTTATCCAAATGTCTGCGGGGATTCATCAACAATTAGCAATCAATACCAATACCGTAATGGAATCTGTGAAAACCCAACAAAATATTACCGAGAAAATGATGGACCCAATTACCAGTCGGATTGATAAAATGAATGAAGAGGTAGAGAAAATCTTTAGTGTAAAAGGAACAAGCAATACCAAAGGTAAACTAGGTGAATCCCTTATTGCTGGACACATTCAAACCGCTTTTCCAGATTATGAAATTCTTAATATGTCTAATCAGGCACATGAAGCAGATTATCATTTGCATACAGATTTTGGCAAAGTACTATTAGAAATCAAAACCTATACAGCAAGTGTCAATA